CCAGCAAGATATTTTTGTATCTCCTTTGCCGCATAAAAGGCAGCATCACCTGCAGTGGATGAGTAAGGATCATTATCATCTATTAAACTAGTTGATATTGACTGTAGAGTTTTAGGGTCCATTCTTGGAAATTCTTTTTTAACCGCAGACATAGTAGTCTGAAGGTTAGTACCATAATCACCTAAATGTTTATATTTTTTCCATACGTCCATCAGTCCAGGAATACTTGAAAATTGCTTTTGTATTCTTGCTTGATTTTCAGGATGATCTGACACTGTGCCCTCTTTGATTTTCTTTAATTGAGAGCCGGCAATACGCTTTGCCGCCGCTTCACCATACTTAGGTGTTAGTTTACGAACTAATGCATCAAAGCCTGTAGTAGCATTGTTATGCTTACCAATATCTCCTTCATACATACTACCTAGGGTGTTCTTAGCTTTTTGCATTATACCAGTGGATCTGGCTGCGTCTTTATCATCTTGATCCCATTGTTTTCGTTTCTGTTGATATTCTCTATCTTTTACAGCACTTCCAATCTTAAATGCATTCTCGCCCGGGTGTAGTCGAGCAAATTCTGCTTTTAGTTTAGCTAACAGTGCGTTATCTTGCGGATCGTTATGGTGATAAATTCTATCGCTAGTATCAATTAACATTGTAAGATCAAAAATTTCTTTTGCTAATCTTTCTTTTCTATCTTCCACTCCGTCCGACTTGTCTGCTTCTGCCATTGTTTTTTCACCGCCAAACTTTAGAGTACCTTTTTCACTTGCTTGTTTAATCATATTAGCAGTTGCCGCATCAGCAGTACCCATTGTTTCACCATCTGCACCGATGATTTGACTTGCGCCTGGCATTGGCTTAACAGTAATGCCTTCTTCATTCAATGGTGCGTACAACTTGTCTAGATATTCTTTGATGCTATGCTTCTTAGTTTTCTTTTTGTCGTGTTTAGGTAACTTAACATCTTTACCTTTAGTTACGCCAAACGCACTGAAGTCATACTTCTTATCTTCACCTGATGTAGATGTAGCTTTCTTTGGACGACCTTTACCTTTTTTCTCAGCAGTTTTGTCTTTAATTTTATTGCCTTCTTCATCTTCATCGTCTTTGCGACCATAACCACCTGGCTCAGCGGTATGCTTTAAACCTGTTTTTGTTTTTTCTGTTGCTTCGTTCAACTGGTCAAGTTGTGATATTAAACTTTTGAAATCCATTTTATGTTCCTTTTATTTAGATGCACTTGCGCCAGTTTGCGGCTTCGGTGGACGTTTGATTGTACTCATTGGGCTCTTTTCACCCATCTGTTTGTCATCCAAGTAAGGCTTGAATGGATCGAATGCGTCAGGTGTTTTTGCACCTGCGTAAGGGGTATCAATTTTTGATCCCTTCGATTGGTCTTTGATACTAGACAAGTAGCTGTCACCATAATTTTTGCTAGCTTCTTTAGCACCAGGTTGTTCTTCTAATTCAGGATGCAATAGTAATGGATTATGACTCATCTCATTAGCATAGCCTACCTGTTCACTATCAATGCTGTCATTAAAATCAGTTCCAACAACACGAACCATATCAACCTGATAACCCAATAGTTGTGCAATCTGTTGAATCATTGGCTCTGTCGCTGGATAGCGAAAATCTGCTTTGATAATAGTAATAGACTGATTACTCAAGTTAGGAAATCCATACGGATTCTTTTGAATAGGAGTTTTTACTGGATCACTAATTCTGATAGGATCAAATTTATTAAGATTGTACTTAAACAAATCTATAAAATTCTTATCCACATCGCCAGCAATCTTGATAGTGTAATTGTAAGTATGTACACTTTCTGTTATATAATGTTTGAGGCTTTTCATTTCTTATTCCTGTATTCTGTATTTATCATTTATCTGTTGTTTTAGTTGCCAACATCTTAAGCAGTTCATTACGGTCTAAACTCTTACCTTCGCCTAACGGGGTAGCATTTATTTCTTCTTCTTTACCTGCTGTTTTCTGGTCTAGTTGTGCTTTTTTAAGCTGTAAATCAAGCATTTTAAGCTTCTTGTTGATTTTAGCTGTCTTTGATGTAATAGCGTGTCCTAAGAAACTACTAGCACTATTAAAGATTTCACTAGCAAAACGACTGTCAACCTGCATACCCAAATCCATTAAATCTTTATAACTATCTGTTGCCAATCTAGCAAGTTCATCCATCTCTGTATCACTTGCTTCTAATCCTCTGACTTGAGGAAGTGCGGCTTCAATCTTATCTAATGCTTCTGCTGTATCCGTTGTAATTTCTTCCATATTTTCAGGTAAAGAAATAGTGATACCTCTATCATTATTTTCTGGAAGTTCAAATAAATCTTCTAATTTTTTTGTCATAAAAGTATTTATTTACTTACGTGAACCGTTTCTAAAAAGGTCATCCTCAGTAATAACTCTAAAAATGTAACCTTGTTGTTTACAGAAAGCCATAGCAGCCTGCCATTTAGCGTGATTGATTGCTACAACCATTCTATCTTTAGCACTAGCAACTTTACTCTCAATAAGACTTTGTTTTTTTGGTTTAATCTCTACAACTTCTGCTATCTGTTTACCATACTTGTTTTGATAAACTACAAAGAAATCAGGTATATATATTGTAGGTTTACCGGTAAATGGATGACGATATGGAACACTGAATGATTCGCTAGCCCAATACAATACGCTTTTGTTACTATCACAGAAGGTCATAAATGTAAGTTCCCAACCACTGCGATATCTAGGAGTATGTTTACCTACATATTTTGTTGGGTTCTTAGGAGTGTATATACCCTGTGCATACTTAGCCATTACAATACTACGTTTCTAGCGACATTCTGATTAGGTTGAGGTACAGTACCTATACCGTATAATGCTGTTTTACTTTTGAAACTGTTAAGATAATATGTAATAACAGTATTCATTTCTAATTTGTTGTTAAGACCTCTAATGTAGTTAAGCAAGTCTAATACAGGAACTTGTGTTTGCTGAGATATTCTAAACAGATTTACTGTGAAATTATCGGCTATTTGTTTTGTTTCGCATACTGATACAAAATATCCACGAACAATATCATACTCATTACCATTGACTACCAAGTCAAATGCGTAAAAGTCATCAAATATTCTTACTGTTGAATCAAGTTGAGTTCGTGTGTCAAGTATTCTAGCCATGTATAAATCTCCTAAAAGTATTTATACATTTAACCTTGACCAGATTGATTACCGGCATTAGCTGGGCCGATTCGTTGAGGGAACGCTAATACATTAGGAGTAGGACTACCTGCACTTGCAACACCTGCAGGTGTTACACTAAATCCAGGATAATATGTAGTAGTTCTAACTGTACCAGGTAATGCTTGCTGTGTTGCTTGTGTTAATATACCGTTGATATCTGATTTTGCCACTTGTTTTAGATTTGAATTTTTAAATGTGTTATATGATGTACCGGCAATTTGAATAGCACCTAAAATGTTACCATCACTTAATGCTTGGGTGAATCCACCGGCTGCATCTACTAAACCACCTTGACCTAAAATTGTTTGATTTGAACCCAAACGTGATATAGGACTTAGGGTTCTATCATAATTAGCATCTAAGCCAAATCCTGGTACAGTATTGCTAGGTGTGCGTCCATCCATTGCTCCCTCAGCATATTGAACAGTTTCATAATCAATAGTCATTGTATTAGTCATCGTACCATTGCCTGTACTATAATCATATGTATCGTGGCTAAATCTCGTAAGTATAGGATTTATTAATGTGTATAACACAAAGTTGTGTTGATTAAACCCATATATTTGTATGTTTTTAAAGAAAGGTATTTTACTAACGCCCTGTGAAGAATTGCTTAATGTTTGTGATGGGGCTGATGTATCACCTATATATCCCCAGTCCGCATCACCGGCTATTGAGTTATTGTATATATTGCGTGAATTATAATCAGCCGCTAAGTTTAACGGTGTATTAGTTGGTAATTGTGGACCAACACGCCCTGCTGTTATCGAAACTGGTTTAGTTGAATCTTTATAATAATAGGTATAATAGTTATACCACATATTACGAACGCTGTTTCCGTTATCATCATGGAATGTAATGTCTATAGGATCATATTTAATTTTAGTTTGAACAATACGCTTACGATTGTATTGATTCATAACGTGCGTGTCAAAACTATATGAAGGTAATTTTACCGTCTTGACTGCTAATCCAAAGTTTGTTCCAGTCGCAAGTCCAACTGAATAAACTGCAGGATTTATTTCAAAATATACATGGAATAAGAATTTAAGTTTAGGTGCATACTGATATGCATTTGGTCTAAAAGTCTTAGCGGCGTGAGTATAATCACGCAGGTAGTCGTTGCCGAAGAATCCTCCGGCAGCGTCCTTAAGTAAATTTTGAAAAAATCCAGACATGGATTAAAATTTCAATTAACCTTGACCAGCACCGATACCAGTAACAATAGAACCACCCAAGATTCGACCAATGTTTGTACCAACACCAGAAGTCAATGGAGACTGAATAGCGTTATCGTAACGAATAGTCAATGCAATTGTTGCGATTTCATTTGATCCATAATTTAATGCACCATAGTTAGCTACTTTTAAGTAGCAACCATAACATTCCCAAGTTTCTAATATTTGAGGAACAGCAGTACCATTGCCACCGTCTAAGATTTCAATGTTTGTTTGGAACTTATAATCTTGACCAGTAGCGGCTGAAGCTTGCTCAACCATATCTAATTGTTTCTGAACTTGCTGACCTACTAATTTAGAAACGCTACCAGAAGCATCATCTCTTAAATTAACTGTCAACTCATTCCAACTGTGTCTACCTGCCAAATATAATGTTGAGTTATAGATAGGTAGTGTAATTTCTTCAAAACTGATTTGTGGTCTATTGATATCCATTACCTGTTTTGTTAGTTCAACGGTAGCTCCAACACCAAAATTCAGAAAACTAACTCTGAAACGATATTGTAATTTAGGCATTAATAAGCCCTGATTTCCACCTGCGTTATCTGACGCTACGGTCATGTTGAACAATGATTGTGAGGCTGTTGCCATTTTTTAATCTCCTGTATCTTTATTTATCTTTAAGATGATACCCCTTTCGGGGGCATCATTTATACACCTGATATTTCACCTGTGTTTAGAACACGAACCGGGATGTAGATGAATTCAGCCGCTTTTACTGGCTCAATCGCAACGTCTACCCATAATTCATTTCTATCTATTCTTGCCGGGGTGTTATTACTATCATCGCACTGAACGAGATAATCATAAATACCGCGTTTGGCGACTAGATCAACCATCAATGTTTGAATAACACCAGCAATACTATTACGTGTTAATGTATCATTAGGTTCGAATACGAACGGTCTAGCTGCCAATGTTAGTTGACGGCGAATGTAGTTAACTAATCGTGCAACGTTAGTTCTGTCCAATGCACTTTGTGAATTGAAACTGTTTTTGTTACCATAGTTCAACAAGCCAACACCAGTGAAGAACACTAATGGATTGATTTGATTGATATACAATACATCACGAATTCCTAAACGTGTCTTGATTGCTACAAATTCACCAGTAGTACGATCCAA